TTCGGCTTTCATTACTGTTCTAGAAATTTGTTGTAATGCGTGTTGCTTGATAGCATCTTCAATTAATTCTGATTTTTCATTAAAAAAATATTTACCCATTCTAGAAAAAATCGCTTTCATAAATGGCACTTGAAAAAAAGACTCATCTTCACATTGAAATGATAAAGAAAGTTTTACTAATTTTTCAACTTTCTTAAAAGCATCTAATGTCGGATCTTGATTCTTTGTAAACTCATCTATTATAAAAGATGATACAATTTGATGCTCTTTTATATCGTTTAATCTGTCGGCATTAAAAGACATATCATTTTCTATTATATCCTGCTCATAAGTATCAGAGTAAGTAAAGATAGTGCTTACTGTTATGTTTATTTTATTTTTCATAATGACTCCTATTTCATTTTATTAAAAATATATTATCCCATATAATACTATTATAATCAATAATAAAAAGGAGTCATTATGAAGTTATTTACTAAAGAAATAGAACAAAGATTAATTAAAAATTTTAAGGCAAATGAAAAAGACGGCGAATTAGATTTCAAAGTTGTATGTAAACTTTTTAATCCCACGGGTATCGGCACATGGTATTTAACCGAATTAGATCCTGATACTAATATCGCTCACGCTTTGTGTTGTTTGCATGAGTCTGAATGTGGTCCAGTGTCAATTCAAGAATTAAAAGAATTAGTTTTACCTATGGGACTAACTATAGAACGAGACAAATGGTTTCCTATAAATAAATACACTATTGACGAGTGTAGAAAGTTTGAGCAATAAAAATGGAATTAGTTTTTATTGATACACCGAGTCACGGATACTTAAAAGTATCCGTGAGTCAATTGAGCGACTTAGGATTATCTAATAAAGATTTTTCTAAGTATTCTTTTAAATGGGAAAACTATTTATTGCTTGAAGAAGATTGCGACGCACCGAGTCTTTTAAAATGGATTCGTGCAAAGTATATTCCTTATAAAATTATTGAGACTCACGTGGACGACTTAAACGAGCATTTTAGATTAAGAGTCTATAACAATAAAGAACCTAACGCAAAATACGTTCGAGTATTTTAAATAAAAAAACTTTCTAACTTTCTATAAACCTGGCCCCATCGGGGTCGGGTTTTTTTTCGGGTCGGGAAAATCGGGTCGGGGTCGGGTCTTTATTATCAATGATAATAAAAAGACTATCCAATAATAATGTAATAATAACTATTGGAAAAAAAATCCAGGCGTCGAGTCATATTCTCTTTTTGTTTAATAAATTATTATGGTAGATAATGGAATAATATATTGACATTTTTTAATTTATAAACTAATATCTAGATATTAAACGAATCAACGTTTAATAAAACAAAAAGAAAGTGAGAAAGTAAAATGAGTAAACAAATAGAAAAAAACCAAAAAGCTCTTTTAACAATTAGAAGAAAGTTATTAAAGTTGAAACAATCTCCTATTTATAAAGAGATTAAACAACTAGAAAGACTCGACTCTAAACAAGCTAAAATAGTTAAAGAAACTATGATAGTTAATAAGGTATTTAGTAAGGACTATAGCAATAGAATAAGATTTATTGTTAAAGAGTATAGTGGATATACTGTTTCTGATGGTCACAAACTATTAATAGAAGGGTTAAAAAAATGAATAACATTAATTTAAATGAAGAGCGATTCTCTATAGAAGAGAGTCGCTCAATGGATAGACTTATAGATATGATATCAACTTTTAAATCAATGGCGCTATATTGTGATAATAATAAAACTATTTTAGAGAAAGCAGACTCTCTAAATTATTTAATTATATCAATTAAAAATTTTGAGCTTCATATAAATAAAAAGATTTATTTACATTGTAAAAAATATCAATCCGATATCTTTACAATAAATGAAGTCTTTAATTCTCCGTCGTATCAAAATGCACAATTTATTCAAACATTTAAAAAGGAGTCAAAGTAATGAATTTAAAAAATAAATTAAATAACTATGAAGTTATTACTAATAAAGATTTATACGATAACTTTACTAAAGTAGAATTAGTACAATTATTATGTCAATTTCAATCTAAACAAGTAATGAATAAGGAATATTTTCATAACTACTTATCATCGTTTATTAGAATTAAAAAGGAGTCAAAGTAATGAATAAATATAGAGTATATGATTCAATTAAAGATATGAAAAAAGAATCTAAAAGAAAAATTCAAGAACATAGAATTAGAGTTAATCATTATAAACAAATAGAAAAAATAGATTATAAAAGCGACTCTGAAAAATGGGAAATCGCTTTTTATTTAGTCACTATCGCACTTGCTTGTTTATTAGTTATTTATGTAGAGTCCTTTTAGGTACTTAAGACGGGTCGTAAAAAGATAACGAACAATTTTTGCGACCCCCCACCCCCATATTAGGGGGCCGCTTGCGCACCCACCCGCCCACCCGCAGTGTTTTACAGTTATAATTTGATATATCTAAAAATATGGTTATAGTAATCCAATGCAAAACTATAATGTTTCAGAGGACGTGCTCCGAGAAATTTTAGCTTTAGAAGAAGCAAAGAGAAAACTTGGAGTTAGAGAAAAGACCGAAAAAAGTTTTATGAAGTTTGTAAAACATTGTTACGAAGGGTTTATCGAAGGTTCTCATCATAAGAAAGTGGCAGAGAAATTTGAACAATTGGCCAAGAACCCTGGTTCACGGATCATTATCAATATGCCCCCTAGACATACGAAGTCTGAATTTGCAAGTTACTTATTACCTGCATGGTTAATTGGCAAGAAGCCAGATTTAAAAATTATTCAAACGACACACACCGCAGAGCTTGCGGTACGATTTGGACGTAAGGTAAGAAACCTTATGGAGTTAGAGGTGTACAGAGAAGTATTTCCAGATGTAGAGTTACGTTCAGATTCAAAAGCAGCAGGTCGATGGGAAACAGGTCAAGGTGGTGAATATTATGCAGCGGGAGTTGGAGGAGCGATCACGGGTCGTGGTGCAGATTTATTGATTATTGATGATCCGCACTCGGAACAAGATGCACTTTCAGAAACGGCACTTGAAAATGCGTACGAGTGGTACACTTCTGGTCCAAGACAGAGATTACAACCAGGTGGGTCTATAGTGATTGTTATGACACGATGGTCATTAAAAGATTTGACTGGCAAACTGATAAAGGCGCAAGCCGCAGACCCCATGTCCGATAAATGGGACGTCATTGAATTTCCTGCTATCTTGCCGAGTGATAATATTTTGTGGCCAGAATTTTGGAAAAAAGATGAGTTGTTAAAGGTCAAGGCATCATTGTCTTTGAGCAAATGGAATGCGCAGTGGCAACAAAATCCTGTGGCAGCAGAAGGAGCGATTATAAAAAAAGACTGGTGGAACGTATGGGAGAAAGAAGATATTCCTCCTGTTAGTTATATTATGCAAAGTTATGATACGGCGTTTAGTAAAAAAGAGACGGCGGACTATTCTGCTATTACGACGTGGGGTGTATTTAAACCAGATGAAGGTGGTTCAGATCATTTGATATTATTAGATGCACAACGTGGACGATGGGATTTTCCTGAATTAAAAAGTAAAGCAAAAGAAGAGTATTCTTATTGGGAGCCTGATATGGTTTTAATTGAAGCAAAAGCTACAGGTACACCGCTCACGGACGAGTTGAGAAATATAGGGATACCTGTGGTAAATTATACACCGAGTAAAGGAAAAGATAAACATACCCGTATGCATATGGTGGCACCGTTATTTGAGTCAGGTAAAGTGTGGGCTCCAATGAAAAGTTTTGCCGAGGAAGTGGTAGATGAAGTGGCGGCATTTCCAAATGGGGACTATGATGATTACGTGGATAGTATGACCATGGCACTTATAAGATATCGTAAAGGTGGATTCATAATACTTGACAATGACGAGCAGGAAGAAGAAGGTATGATAAGTATTAGTCCTCGTCAATTTTATTAGGAGGGATGTATGGCGTTACCATTATTAGGTTCTGCGTTAGGTCTTGTAGGAGATTTAGCAGGGTCATGGATTAAAGGTAAAGTAGACAAACAAAAAGCAGAGACCGAAGCCAAAGTTGCACAAGCTAAAGCAAAAGCAGTAGTGTATGAGAAACAAGCCACTGGCGAATTAGATATGGAAAAATCTCTAACGGAGCAAATGGGTGGTAGCTGGAAAGATGAGGCATGGACAATTTTTTTTATTGTGGTGTTAAGTTGTTGTTTTTTACCTTGGACACAAGGCTACGTTAAAGAAGGTTTTATTTTTCTTGATACTTCTACTCCCGACTGGTTCGCTAATTGTATATACATTTCCATCACTGCTAGTTTTGGTTATAGAATTGGTAAAGCAGGGGTAGGTATGATAAACTCAGTTAAAAAAAATCCAGGTTCACAAACTAAACAAATAATTGTAAAAAAGAAAGGATAACGTATGGCAGATAAAATAGACCCATCACAAATTGACAAATCAATGCCTGCAATGGGCGAAGAACTTATGGTCGAAGGAGAAGATCAAGAGATAGAAGAAGATGAGGAAGAGTCAGAAGGTGACATTGAAGTCATTGAAGAAGAGGAAGATGGTTCTGTAGTTGTAAATTTTGAAGGAGCTATTCAAAAAGGAATGGCAGAAGAGCATGATGCTAATTTAGCAGAAATGGTAGATGTAAGAGTTTTACAAGATATATCCAGTGATTTAATATCTGATTATGAAGGAGATAAAGAATCCAGAAGCGATTGGGAAAATGCTTACTCCGAAGGATTAGAATTATTAGGTATTAAATATGAAGAAAGAGAAGAACCTTTTAGAGGTTCATCAGGAGTTACACATCCATTAATATCAGAAGCTGTTACACAATTTCAAGCACAGGCTTATAAAGAATTGTTACCATCTGCTGGTCCTGTAAGAACACAAGTTTTAGGAGCGAACACTCCAGAAGTAGAAAATCAAGCACAACGTGTTCAAGACTTTATGAATTATCAGATTGTACATGTAATGGAAGAGTACGATCCTGAATTAGATAGACTGTTATTTTATCTACCCTTATCAGGTAGTGCTTTTAAAAAAGTATATTTTGATGAAACATTAGATAGAGCCGTATCTCGTTTTGTACCTGCGGACGATTTAGTTGTTCCATACAATGCTACTGATTTATATTCTGCTACAAGGGTAACACATGTATTGCGTGTTTCTGGAAATGAGATAAGGATTAATCAATCAACAGGGTTTTACAGAGATGTAGAATTACAACCTTATGAAGAAGAAGATCAAGTTAAAGATAAAGAAAGAGAATTATCAGGAGTAGAAAAAAATTCTACTGATGAAGATTATACATTATTAGAAGTACATACTAATTTAGATTTAGAAGGGTTTGAACATGTTAGTCCATTAGATGGAGAGACTACAGGTATTAAACTTCCTTACATTGTTATACTAGATTTAGAAAGTGGTGAGGTATTATCTATTCGTAGAAATTACAAAGAAGGAGATGAGTTCTATAAAAAACTTCAGTATTTTTCTCATTATAAATTTTTACCAGGTCTAGGTTTTTACGGTTTTGGATTACTACACATGATTGGTGGACTTGGAAGATCTGCTACTTCTATATTAAGACAATTAATTGATGCGGGTACTTTAGCAAACTTACCTGCTGGATTTAAAGCAAGAGGTATACGAATAAGAGATTCCGATGAACCTCTATCACCAGGAGAGTTTAGAGATATAGATGTGCCCGGAGGT